AATCTCCTTGATTGACATTTGCCCCGCACCTTAACCAGTGCGGGGCTTTTTTTTAAGGTGGGGGTACTCGCTGCGTCCGGTTGATCTGTGCTAGTAACGGCGCACTCCGGCATCCGCTTTCCCCCCGAAAATCACTTCTTAGCCCAAGGTGGCGCTGCCTTAGCAGCAGCCGCTGGCGCAGATGTTGGTGCTGCTGTACCGGTTGGCGCTACGCTGCCGGACACTGACTTAAAGCCCCGCACCTCGTTGCTTGCACCATATTGCGCGTCTTGCTTGATGTCCAGCTTGATGCTGATCTGACCACCAATCAATTGGTCAGTGTCAGCAACCTTCGCCAAGCCAATAGCACGCATGATCTCGCCCAACTGTTGGCGTCCGATCTCCTCAGCCTTTGGGTTGGCGTTCTTGATATTGAGGTTGCCAAACACCACACGACCCTGATGGCTAGGGCCAGTGATGTCGTAGCGCAGCTTGATGTACTGTCCATTGCCAGCCTTAGTGTCCTTCAACTCGGCTTGGCTGATGGTGCATGTGTACCAACCCACGGGCAGCGGTTCAAAGTTGCCAGCGTTGCCAACGGGCAACTCGTTAACGTCGAAAGTCTCGGTGAGAAAAGCCATGATGTTTATTCCTTAATGGTGATTTTGAAAGATGGGCGGCCAGGCTTGGCCGTAATTGCACCAGCCAAATGCTTGGTGATGGATTCGTCTGCTGATTTCCAGAGCGTCAGGTTTAGCTCTGGTTTCCAGCGGAACAGGGTCGCCAGATGCTCGGTCAAGCCCGACTCGGTGGCTAGCATCTGCAACTTCTCCGAATCAACCTTGCGGTCAATGCGGCCAGAGATTTTGACCACATAGCCATCTGGCTCTGCCGTCTCAGTAGACTCAAACGCTTCAGGCAAGCGCAGTGCTTTGACAATCTGGTCTTCGATCTTGCGGCGCTCGACTACCGTGCGCTCCTCAAGGGTCTTGTAGCGCAACCAGTCTGCGCTTAGAGTTTCAAGATCGCTCATAGTTCCCTCGCATTCAACAGAGCTTCTGCATCTGCATACGCTTGTTCTGTCAATTCAGTAAGTGTCCAATCAGAATGTTTAGCAAGGCGTATCTGAAAAGACTTGATGGCAAAGTAGTCCCGCAAAGTCATGCCTTCATGCCCGTTGTAGCTAACAGGAAATGCTTGGTCGCTCATGCCTTACCCCCAATCTTGGCAATGATTGCCCCAAGATCAGGCGCTTCCCAAGCCTCCAACTTGCCCGACCTGTCCTTTGCCAACCAGAGGCCATCGCTGTCGCACATCAAAGCGCGTTGCGTTACGCCCTCAGCATCACGCTCTACTCGCAAAGCCAGCACCTCATCAAAGAAGTAAGGCAAGCCTTGCGTAAGGCTCTTGCCTGGCATGCCAGGGTTGTAGAGCATCTTGCCCATCTCATCCGTGCTTTTCTCCAGCTTGGCACTCATGTAGACATGCTTGCCTGGCAAATCACGGAACGCACGGATCAACTCTTGCATGGTGGTGTTCATCTCACCATAGGCTGCGCGGCCATCTTTGGACTTCTTCATCTCAAAGGCCAGCACCACCTCGGCCACCTCGCTGATTGAGTCCAGCGCCACAGACTGAAAGCCTGACGCCTCCTTGCTGTCCTTGCACCATGTGAACGCCTCGCGCAAGTCCTCCATGCTGGTAATCTCTATATAAGGCAGATCAGCGTCTTGGATAGACAGCAAGCCGCCCTCGGCACTCAGCACAATCACGTTGGGCAGCGTTTTAACTAGCGTGGTCTTACCCGCACCAGCTTGACCGTATACCAACAACTTAACTCCATTGGCGGTTAAACCACCTGTTGACTTCAGATTGATAGCCATCTTGGCTCTCCTTGTTTTTCACCCACTTCAGGAAATCTGTTCTGGGTGCGCTTGCACTGTAGCACACAATTTAAGGTAACATGCAAACATTAAAACAAATTATTTTGATGAAAGAAAAAAACCATGATGACACTTGAGCAAATCCGAGAAGCGCTTTCAGACCGAATGACTGGCAAGGTTGCCGAGGCCACTGGCGTTCACTACAACACCATCAGGCATTTACGCGACAACCCCAACGCCAACCCTACATATAAGGTGATGCTAGCTCTGTCAACATATCTTGAGAGTCGGAAGGTGACGCATGGCTGACCTCTCAAACATCCTCGGCGGCCCGTGGTCACCACCCCCAGAAAAGCTAGTCGCTCCTCCTGAAGCGCAACTCATAGACGCCATGCGTGCTGCGGGGCTTGAGCCACCAGATCAAATCCATTTCGACGGCAAGATTCATCGCTTTCGCTCCGGCACTAAGGGATCGCCAGGCCACGGTGACAAGCCTGGCTGGTACTTGGTCTTTGGCGATGGCATCCCTGCTGGCCGCTTTGGGTGCTGGCGTGCGGGTATGGAGCAAACTTGGCGTGCAGATATAGGCCGAAAACTAAGCCAAACTGAGGAAATGTCACATGCCATGCGCTTGGCTGAGGCCAAAGCCTTGCGGGACGCCGCCATCGAGCGCCAGCATCAGGTCGCCAGTGAGACAGTTGAAAAGATATGGACAGGCGCACAGGCAGCGCTTGCAGATCACCCCTACCTAGCCAAAAAGGGTATCGGCGTTCATGGCGCTAGGGCTACAGGTGATGGCCGCTTGGTAGTCCCCCTGTACGATGCAGACGGCTCATTGTCTAGCCTCCAGTACATAGACCACGAAGGCGGCAAACTGTACCACGCTGGCGGTCAGACTGGCGGCAAATTCTGGCAGATAGGCTCACTAGATGAGCCTGGCACGCTTTATGTCGCAGAAGGTTTTGCTACTGCTGCCACTATTTATGAGACTACTAGCCGCCCATGCGTTATTGCTTACAGCGCAAGCAGTTTAGTTCCAGTAACCGCCAGTTTGCGTCAAATGTATGGCGAAACTCAGGACATCGTTATCGTGGCAGACCATGACAAGCACGGCGTAGGCCAACGATATGCAGATCAAGCTAGCGCCAAGTTTGGGGCTAGGGTAGTGATGCCACCCATCGAGGGCATGGACGCCAATGATTATGTCCAAGCAGGGCATAACCTATCGGCTTTGCTCACCCAACAGACCGGCTCAGATGTCATTGGCAAGCTCAAAGTGGTGTTCGGTGACCAGCTTGGCAACGACTACGAAGCTCCAGATGAGCTGGTTGAGGGCTTGATGACCATTGGCAGCTCGGTGGTGGTTTACGGCGACAGTAACTCAGGCAAGACATTTTGGGCGCTGTCAGTCGCCACTGCCATAGCCACCGGCACAGACTGCTACGGCAGACAAACCGACTCCGGCCTTGTCATTTACTTAGCCAGCGAAGCCCCCGCCAGCATCCGTTCAAGGATGCAAGCCATCAAGAAATACCACAAATGCAACCTTGAGAACCTAGTCATGGTGCCAGTTCCCATGAATTTTCACTCCGGCAACCAAGACGCCAACGATGTCATCGAGCTCGTTAGGGCCATCGAGCAGATCAAAGGTAAGCCAGTGCGCCTAATTATTGGCGATACCCTAGCCAGAATGAGCGCAGGGGCAAACGAGAACAGCGGCGAGGACATGGGGCCAGTTATGGCAAGGTTTGACCAAGTAGCCACCGCAACAGGCGCTGCCCTGATGATCATTCACCACAACGGCAAGGACGCAGCCAAAGGCGCAAGGGGCTGGTCAGGCATCCGCGCCCACATCGACACCGAGATCGAGGTGGCCGAAAGGGAAGGTGTGCGCTCAGTCACCGTGACAAAACAGCGGGAACTCCCCAGCAAAGGCCAGGTTATCCACTTCAAGCTAGAAGTCCTGGAAATGGGCGTCAGCAAGTTTGGAAGCCCCGCCACCACATGCGTTGCTATCGCAGATAATGACGCCAAACCCCAGAAAAAACCCACCAAACATGATGAGAACATGCGTACCATTGAGCGTGCTTGGTGGTCATCAGGGGCAGAAGATCGTGATGGTTTACCCTATGTTAGTCGGTCAGCATTGCGTGACCTACTGATCAAGGATGGTATGTCAGAGCGCACCGCAAAGAACAAAACCGAGGCTTCAAGGCCAGATGGGATCATCGCCCAGATGCTCAATGCGGGTGCTTTGGAGGCAGTCGAACATGGCTGGATTTTCACCAACGAGGCACAATCGAGCGCCATGATGATGCAGAAAAGTCAGGATAAGAAACGCCCCTAACGCCCCTGAGCGCCCCTAGGGGTTTTTAGGGATTAGGGGCAAAATCCCATTAAATCGCCCCTCCCCGCCCCTAAACCCTATAGGGTAGGGGCGGTAGGGGCAATGGGATGCGGAAATTTCGGGGTGGTTTTTTTGAGTTTTGGTGGCTGGTGATTTTTTTGAGGGATGGTGATGGCAGGTAAGGCTAGTCCAAACGTAAAGTACTTTCAGCGCCAGCTTGGTGATGCGGAGAGAACGATCCTGCTGACCGCTGGCCGTGGTGACATGTCCGCTGGCTTCCTTGAAGTGCTTGAGGCTTACCGGCATTTCTACAATCTTGGGCTAAGGCCGTCTACGCCCCTTGAGTGCATTTCACTGGTGATACCACAGGCTCAGGATAACGAAGCCTTGTAGCCCTAATCCAAGCCCTTGGCGAGGCATTGGCGTCCTTGAGACTGGTGTTTGTTTTAAAGATTAATTGATGCTGATAACTCATTACCAATTAGCCTTAGTACCCCTTGGAAGCACCATCCGCGCCTTACGCATACGCGCTTCCCCCCGATTCAAAATCACCCCTTTTTTGCGGTTGTCCACAGGGGTTTTATCCAAGTTATACACAGGGCAAATAAGTTATCCACAAACTTAGGCCATCGGTATTACTATTTCTGTGGATAACTCAATGTTCACTTAACATAATGGACACTGTAGAACATCGGATCGGGAAAACCCTAGGATTTTGGACTTTTTTGATGGGGGGGAGGGGGTCGGGGTCGGCGGTGAATATTGTTGTACCCTCCCCCCCTCTGAAAAAGCTAGAATGGCAAAAACTCCGAAAGGGTAAAGTGGTCAAGAAAAAAAGTGAAGTCCAGATGACGATACAGCGGTATGCGGAGAACCCGCCAGCGACGTTGCCGAAGACGGATCACCAGCGCATCAAGGAATTAAAAGAGTTGATGATCCGATCTGGCGGCAAGGATGTGGCCGAAAAGGTAATCCAGATCGCGCTCAATGACGAGCACCCAGGCCAGATGGCCGCGCTCAAGATGTGCATGGACAGGACGCTGCCAGTCAGCATGTTTGAGAAAGACAAGTCTCAGAGGTCAGCAGTGACGATCAACATTACTGGGTTGGGAGCACCTCCCCAGCTTGTAGAGGATATTACGGATGTCTGATCTGAACTTCTCTCTCTTACCTTGGCAACAAGAGGTCTATACAGACCCGACTCGGTTTAAGGTAATCGCAGCTGGACGGCGGTGTGGCAAGTCTCGGTTAGCGGCTACTACGTTAATCATTGAGGGTCTACGCTGTCCACAGGGTTCTGCGGTGCTGTATGTCTCACCGACAATGGGGCAGTCCAGACAGATTATCTGGGACTTGCTGCTTGATCTTGGACGGGAGGTAATTCAGTCCAGCCACGTTAATAACCTAGACATAACCCTGATCAACGGAGCGCGTATATACGTCCGTGGTGCTGACAGACCAGATACCCTGCGTGGAGTCTCCTTGACCTATGCCGTTCTGGACGAGGTGGCCGACATCAAACCCGAGGCGTGGGAGCAAGTTATTCGTGCTTCGCTGTCAGACCGAAAGGGCCGGGCCATGTTTATCGGCACTCCTAAAGGCCGGAACTGGTTCTATGACCTGTGGAAACTTGGGCAAGATGAACAGGATGCGGACTGGAAGTCCTGGCACTTCACCACTGCTGACAACCCCCTGATTGATCCAACGGAGATTGAGTCAGCCAAAAAAACCCTATCCTCCTTCTCGTTCAAGCAAGAATACATGGCGTCTTTCTCCAACGCTGGCGCGGATGTGTTCAAAGAGGAGTGGATTAAATATGGGGTAGAACCTGAACATGGCAGCTATTTTGTGGCGGTTGACTTGGCTGGCTTTGAGGAAGTTGCCAAACAAGCGGCCAATGCCAAGAAAAGGCTGGATGAATCAGCCATTGCGGTGGTTAAGGTGACTGAAGATGGCAAGTGGTTTGTCAAGGCTATTGAACACGGGCGGTGGGATATTCGTGACACGGCCTCCCGTATTCTCATGGCAATGCGCGAGTACAAGCCATTGAGTGTAGGTATCGAGAGAGGCGCACTCAAAAACGCCGTCCTTCCATACCTGTCAGACTTAATGCGAAAAAATAACATCTATAGCCATATTGTCGATCTAACCCACGGCAACAGAAAAAAGACGGATCGCGTTATTTGGTCATTGCAAGGTAGGTTTGAACACGGTAGAATCATTCTTAACAGTGAGGAAGATTGGTCAGACTTCACGGATCAGCTGCTTATGTTTCCGAGCCAAGGCGTCCATGACGACCTTCCAGACGCGCTTTCTTATATTGACCAACTGGCTGTTACCAGTTACTTTGAGGAAGATGATGACGAAAATTCTTGGCAACCCCTCGACATCATCTCCGGTGTTTGAGCTAACAAAGCTCTGCCCAAAATGTAAACAGACGCTCCCGACAACATCGTTTTTCAAAAACAAAGGCCGTGTTGATGGGCTTCAAGGCTATTGCAAACTGTGCAAGTGTCTTCGGGATAGGCAATACGATGCAGAGCACCGAGAAAAATTAAACGAAGCTGCTAGGACAAGAAGGCTGTCTAAAGAATCCAGACAGTCGCACTTAGATGCGTTAACACGATACCGTGCAAAGAACAAAGCTATTCGGGCAAAACTTCAAATGGCTAGGAAAAGTTCAAAATTAAAGCGCACCCCAGACTGGCTTACCGATTCTGACTTGGATAGGATCAAATGCCTTTACCAGTTGGCGGCAATGCGAAACAGGGAAAGTGGCTACGCTTGGCATGTTGACCATATAATCCCGTTACAGGGCGAGTTCGTTAGCGGCCTTCATGTGCCGAGCAACCTGCGCGTCATACCCGCAATTGAAAATATGCGGAAAAGCAACTACTACGGGGTCTAGCATGGATCAAAATGAGTTCGACGAACCAACAGAAAACGACAAAGAGCTAACACGCTTTGTCATTGACCACTGTGACCGCTGGCGCGACTGGCGCGATACCAACTATCTTCCCGACTACCTAGAATACGAGCGCATCTTCCGTGGTGAATGGGCTGCGGAGGACAAAACGCGAGAGTCTGAGCGCAGCAGAATTGTGACCCCTGCCACCCAGCAAGCGGTGGAGACTCGACACGCTGAGATCATGGAAGCCATCTTCGGTCAGGGTGAGTTCTTTGACATTGAAGACGATCTCAGAGATGTCAACGGCAATCCGTTGGATGTCGAGGCGCTTAAAGCCCAGTTGATGGAAGACTTTAAGCAAGACAAGATCAGAAAAGCTATCGACCAGATCGAGTTGATGGCTGAAATCTATGGCACTGGCATTGGCGAGATTGTGGTGAAGACCGAGAAAATCTTTGAACCAGCCACCCAGCCGATTCCAGGCCAGATGGGTCAAGCTGCCATTGGTGTGGTGGAAAAAAGCCGTATTGCGGTGAAGATCACGCCGGTCAACCCCAAGAATTTCTTATTCGACCCCAACGGAACATCTATTGATGACTGCATGGGCGTAGCAATTGAGAAGTTTGTCAGCATCCACAAGGTGGTCGAGGGCATCGAAAAAGGCATCTACCGCAAGGTAAACATCACCACGGGCGATGAAGATACTGATCTTGAGCCGACTCAAGAAGTCAGCCAGTACAGGGACGAAAAAGTAAGGCTGCTGACGTACTACGGCCTTGTTCCACGGGAGTATTTGACCGAGAAGGACGTGGAAGTTGAGGAGTTATTCCCTGACGATTCGGTTGCAGAAGATTATAGCGATATGGTCGAGGCCATTGTCGTTATTGCCAATGAAGGTTTGCTGCTCAAAGCAGAAGAAAACCCGTACATGATGAAGGATCGTCCAGTTCTGTCTTATCAGGACGATACCGTCCCAAACCGGCTGCTGGGCAGGGGCACGGTGGAGAAGTCCTACAACATGCAGAAGGCGATTGACGCGCAAGTGCGTAGCCATCTGGATTCTCTTGCTTTGACTACCTCACCGATGATCGGTTTGGACGCATCCCGCCTTCCAAGGG